GGGTTTATACAAGCAGGATTAGCAGGAGCATTTTCAGCAGTACAAATAGCTAAAATAGCAGGAGTAGGAGGCGGAGGCGGTGGAGGCGGCGGTGGAGGCGGAGGCGGAGGCGGTGCTTCAGCAGCAGCAACTCCAGCACCTCAAATGATGTCAGGAGCTTTTGATATTACAGGAGGAGTAGCTCCAGAACCAATAGAGGCTTTTGTATTAACTGATTCTATGACAAACAGTCAAGACCAATTAGCAAATATTAGAAGAAGAGCTACTATCTAAAATCAAATAAACTAACTTAATATCTATTATATACTATGCCTTGCGAAAAATGTGAAAACGGAAAATATAAATGGGGAAAGACTGGCTCTTGTAAGTACGATACAAAAGCAGACTGTGAAGAAGACAATAAAGACTATTATGAAGATATGAAGGAAACTAAAATTGTAGAATTAGTAATTTCAGACGATAGTCAAGAATTAGCAATAGACGCTATTAGTTTAGTAACGAGTCCTGCAATAGAACAAGACTTTGTATTCTTTGGTAAAGAAAAGAACAATTTAACCTTTGCTAAAGTAGATGAAGAAAAGCGTATGCTAGTAAGTCCTGCTTTGATTCCTAATAAAAACATATTCAGGCACGACCCTAATACAGACTCAGACTACTATGTTTACTTTTCAAAAGAAACAGTAAGAAAGGCTGCTGAACTTTACCTAAAACATAACAATCATCACAAAGCTACTTACCAACACCAAGACAGAGTTTCAGGCGTTCTAACAGTTGAATCTTGGATAAAAGAAGGAGATAGTGATAAGTCTAAATTATACGGCTACGACTTACCTAACGGCACTTGGTTCGTTAAGATGAAGATAGAGAATGACGAGCTGTGGCAAAAGATTCGGAGTGGTGAGCTAAAAGGTCTGAGTATAGAAGGTTATTTCACAAATAAATTTGAACAAATGCAAAAAGCAGAACCAACAACAGAAGAAATAAGAACTGCATTAAAAGAATTGTTAAGTAAAAAAAAAGTTAAAAAATTAGAGTTAGGTGCTATTGATGACTTGAATAGTTTAGTAAAAGAATTTACTTCAAAAATAGTACCTAAATACGAAAAAATAGTAAAAGAACAAGATGATTGGATTAAGATGGGAGATAAATTAAAGTCAAAAGCAGAAACCGAATATAAAGCTTATAATAAAAATGAAGCGTCTATGCTTAAATTAATGACTTTAATTAAAAAACAAGCAAAAGAATTAGGAGTAAATGTTATGGATATAAAAGATTATAAAAAAGCAGTAAATGCTTCTGATAGTAATTCAAGAATATACAAAACTTATGAAAGTATTAAAAAAATAAAAGTATAATATGAAACCAACACAAGAAAACATACTAAGACTAATACTAGAAAACAAATCTAAAAAAGAATTGTTAAGTGTTCAGAAGGTTGAGTTAGGTTTAGTTGATGATTTAATAAAAGATAGTAAAAAATTAAGTTCTAGATTTGAAACGGCTGTAAGAAATAATATGCAAATTACAAAACTTGTAAATGAAAACTTTAAAGAGATGGGTAATTTAGTTAAGGCAGCCAAAAAAGGATATGGATATGTTAATGTTATAGACAAGCAAATTTCTGAATTAGGAATAAAAGACCCTAAAGGTTACAATGAAGCAGCAAAAATTATTTACGAAATTTCAGAAGGAGCAGGAGAGGGAATGTTAAAAGACTTAGCAAAATTTAAAGGATTACTATAAATAATATAATATGAAACCAACACAAGAACAAATACTAAGTGCTTTAAACAAGCTAGTAAGAGAAAACAAAACTGAACTGAAGGCTGAGAAGGTTGAGTTGTCTTTAGTTGATGATATAGAGAAGTTAGTTAAGTCATACGAGCAAGACAGTAAAAAACTAGACTCAGCTATGAATAGTTGGTATAACAAAATAGATTCAGTAAATAAAGACTTTCCAAAGGTATCTAAATTATATACAAGTTTTGATAAAGGTATTAAGTCTTTAAAATCTGATTTAGATAATTTAACTAAACAAGCAAAAGAATTAGGAATTAAAGTAAATGATATTCCTGCATATAAAAATGCAAATGCAGCTATTAAAAGGTCAGATGATATGGTTGCAGAATTTTTTGATGCAAATAGAATAGCTAAAGCAATTAAGTCAGCATTTTAACAAAAATCAAACAGAACAATAACTATTCTATTATATAACAGAACTTAAAACAAAACTATGGATTTAAAAAATCAAATATTGGTAGCACTTGGTCTTGATAAAGGCGAAGAAGTTTCTCTTGCGTGGCAAGCGAAGTCAGAAGACGGAACTATTTTCGTTTCAACAGCTGAAGAATTAGAAGCAGGAGTTGATATTTCTGTTTTAACTGAAGATGGAACGACAATTTTATTGCCAATCGGAAGTTATAAAACCGATACAGGAGTTACTTTCAGAGTAGAGGAAGAAGGTATCGTTTCTGAAGTTATTGAAAGCGAAACTGAAGAAGAAGTTGTTGAAGAAGAAATGGCTGAAGATGATGGGAAAGAAGCTGATGTTGAGGATTGGGCAGGAATGGAAAAAAGAATCCAAAACTTAGAAGATGCAGTAGCTGACCTTAAAAGAGATAAAGACGGAGGTGATGATGAGGTTGAAGAAATGGCTGAAGAAACAGTTGAGCCTTCTACTAATCCAAAATCTATTAAGACTACAGAAGTAGTTGAGTTCTCAGCAGAAGATGAATTAACAAAGTTAAAAGCTGAAAATGATAAACTAAAGACTGAATTAGCAGAATCTCCTGCGTCAGCTCCTTTAGATACTAATAAATTTAGTTCAGAAAGAAAAGTATTATCAAAAAGAGATTACGGAAGAATGTCTAGTAAAGACAAATTCTTATACGACTTAAATAAATAAAAATTAATAATTAAAAACAAAAAAAAATGGCGTTTACTACAACATCAAATTTTGCAGGGAAGGCAGCTGGTTTCTACATCAGTGCAGCTTTAGCTCAAACAAATTCACTAGAGTACATAACTATGATTGAAAATATCAAGTTTAAATCTAACATTCAACAAATGTCTTTAAATGCTGATGCAGCAGGTGGAGGTATTGTTACAGCTGCAGGTTGTGATTTCGTAAATTCAGGTGACCTTGACTTAACGGAAAAAATCTTAGAACCTGCAAATCTTCAAGTAAATTTACAACTTTGTAAGTCTGTACTTTTGGATTCGTGGGAAGCGTTACAAATGAGAGCAGGAGCAGGAGCACCACCACCTGCGTCTTTTGATGACTATGTTATATCTTATTTAGGAGAAGTTATTTCAAATAATGTTGAATCTAATATTTGGGCAGGAACTCAAAATGCAGCAGGAGAGTTTATCGGATTCACAGGAGCAGGAGCAGCAGGATGGTTAAGAGCAGGAAATGATGCAACAGTTGTTCAAGTAGCATTAACAGGTGGAGCAGGTGTTGCACCAACAAATGGAACTATTATTGCTGATATGGAAGCAGGATTAGATGCTATGCCAACAGGAATTATTGGTAAAGAAGATGTGTTTGTATATATTAATCAAAGAAATTACCAATTATACATCCAAGCTGTATCTACTTTAGGATATGTTAATGCTTACAATATGAATGGAGATTACGAGCCAAGAATTAATGGTTACAAAATCGCTGTTTGTAATGGTTTACAAAACGCAGCTATCGTTGTAGCTCGTAAGAGTTCATTATTTTTTGGTACAGATTTGCTTTCTGACACTACTAGAATCCAAATGCTAGATATGGCTAATCTTGACGGAAGTGATAATATGAGAGTTGTTGCTCGTTATAGTGCAGGAACACAAACAGGAGTAGGAGCTGATTGCGTACTTGTATCTTAATAAATAAATAATACGGAAGTGAGGGGGTAAAACCCTTCACTCCCTTAACCCAAAAAAAACAATAAAATGGCTTGTACAGCACTTATACACGGTAGGGGACTTGATTGCTCAAGAATTTCGGGCGGAATTAAAAATATTTATTTTGCAGTTTACGATCAAATAGCTTCATTTACTTATGATGCAACATTTGCTGCTGAAATTGATACAATAGATTTTGACGGTAATACAATTTACAAATATGTTATGCCACTTGGAGTTTCTAGTCTTACAGATACTATCGTAGGATCTAGAGAAAACGGGTCTGTTTATTTCACTCCAACAGTAAATATCATATT